GAGGCAGCGCGCTGGGAACTTCCGATTTCCGGGTCCTGCGCACAAATTGACTGGTTCGACGCAGAAATGCGCGAAGTTGAAGCCGTCCAAGAATATTGGCGGCGTCAACAAGACAGCGCTCGTGCTGAGCGAGCCATCTACCAGCCAACTGATGCCCTGAAACTGACGCTAGTCCCGAAGACGTTCAAATCGCTGCGTGCAATCATGCCCAACACAACCATTGGCTCATACATGAGCTTTGGGTTGGGTGAGATGATCCGCAAGCGACTGAAACGGAAAGGCTTCGACATCGGTAATCTACAACAACTTCACCGAGTCTTCGCCAGTCAAGCATCTGTAAACAATATGTTTACAACTGCTGACTTGAGTAGTGCTTCAGATAGTATTACTGAAGCTCTGCTGTTTCGCCTGCTCCCGTCCGATTGGTTCAATATTTTGAACAATCATAGGATAAAGCAGGTGGAGCTACCCAATGGCTGTCGTATCGAAAGTTTAACTTTCTGTACGATGGGTATAGGGTATACATTTCCGTTACAAACGTTGGTCTTTCTGTCGCTCTTGGTTGCCATTCAAAGGGTATATTACCCGATGCGTGGCAAGTGGTCAAGAATTTCCGTGTATGGGGATGATATGATATATCCTACCCTATTACACGAGAAAGTTCTGATTCACTTTCAGGAGCTGGGGTTCATTCTGAACGTTGATAAAACGTATTCAGATGGACCCTTCAGAGAGTCCTGCGGTGGTGATTACTACCGCGGGGTGGACGTTCGGCCGTTCCAGCCACGGAACGACTGTGCAACTGTAGGCCCAAAAGCCTACGAGGCCATACTCTACAAATACATCAATGGTTTGTTGATGCGTTGGAGTGAGTATGAGATCGACCAGACGCTTCACTTCCTAATATCGGAGGTTTGTCACGTTGTGGGCAAAGTAAAAATTGTCCCTGGTGACTTTCCTGACGAGGCTGGAGTGAAGTGTACTTACCCCGGATGTTTCAAATTTCTGAAACCCGCTGTAACCGCTAACCTAAAGCACGTTGGTCATGGTGTCTACCGCTTCTCGTATCTCAGGCATAAACCTGCGATGAGAAAGGAGACACGTCATGACCCGTACTTATGGAAACGATTACAGGCCAGTGAGCACAAGGACTTGGATCTTTTTGATCCTAGTCTTTCTCATTGGCGTGGTCACGTTACCTATCCTGTCCAAGAGCGTATTGATGCTCTTGTAGGAGTAACGTGTGGTCGTCCGGTGCTAATTGAAGCGCCGGACGTTGGTCAACCTGTGAAGAGACGGAAAAACTCTTCACGCCCTCGCCGATTGGCTACCTTTGTTACGGTAAGTAACACAGGTACCTACGTGCGTCAGTCTGGGGTCTCATGTTTTGGGACCCGCAGCTAAAGCAAACGCTTCGGCGTTTCTTTAGATGACTCCCT